TTTTTTTTGTTTTGAGCTCATTAAAGCTTGTTTTTCCTCGAATTTCTTCGAGGAAGAATTTGATATAACGCTGCTCTGCGAGGGAGATTGAGTCGGAATTGACATCGCCTGGTGCTTTAAGGACAATCGGCGCAGCTTGCGCTGCGCTTGCAATATCTTTAAGGCGTTTGGTTCTTTCTTTCTTTCTCTTGTGTTTAAGGGCACGAGCACTTTGCCGCCGGTCAACTGGGGCCCCTGGTGTGGGACCCCCTGATGACGTAAGCTCGGTACTACTGCCTCCAGCAACACTCCCCCCCCCGCTAACAACCGGTTGAAGTTTTTCTCCAGCACATTTCGTATCACTCCGCTTTTCGGGTACGCTTGTAATTTTCTGTCCAGATGATCGAGATGCTTCTCGTAACTTGTTAATAAACTCATGACGACGCTCATTTCCCTCAATTTCTCGAGGGGCACAAGCACCATTATAAGCCTCTTTACCAGTCCAAAAATCACCGATCGCCAAGTCAGGAAAATAGGCATTCCCAATAGGCGGTGTAACAAAACCTGACAACAAACGCGCTAGTTGCCTAGCGCGAACATTACCAGCAGAAACAAGTAACATACACTGAATTGCACAAAATAAAACCTCATTGTCTTGACCCATAACAAGTAAATTGCTTACGGCCTTCATGTAACGATTAAAAGTGACACCTTCGTGGCATTTCTCATCAAACGTATATCCAACAAATTCTATTCCATGTAATTCAGATTGAACATGAAACTTATCAACTGATGTACTGACTCCAAACTCCAACTGTCGCCGAACAAAATCGGCTGCGGAAGGAAATGGCACGTTACTACCATCCGCAGAATCATCGCCCAACTTATTCATATATTGACCAGTAGTCATAAACCACATGCAAGTTTGCTCAGATGTTGGAACCTTCTCGAACCATGCGTAAAACGTAGCACAAACATTATAGATTGTGTTAATTTCACCGGTCCAAAACTGTCCAGAAGCATTGCGACCACCTTGCTGCGACTGGTAAATTTTATCATTCACCCGCCATAGCTTGGGACCACAACACACATCCTTGACCCATCTTGCCAGATTTCCGGTACTGGGATCGTCGACATCCACATTAGTATAATTATAAAAAATATCAAAACACGCTTCCATAACTTCCATA